TGTTTTGACGATTCTGATGATTCAGAGTTTGACTCCAGCTACAACCCTAATAGCGATGGTACTGATAACAATCTTTTAAACTTTAGGAACTACGGAGCGGTAAATTTAATCCAATTTAGTATAGATAATAGTGCCTCTTATGGAAATGTTGCCACAGCTTGTGCTAATGGTAGTAGCACTACACTAAGGAACCTTTGGCACAACGGTTCCGGAATAAACCCTAGCGCCGGAGACACTATATATCAAGATAGCGCTGGTCTTTATACTTTTACTTCCCCAAATTACTACTATATACCCGCTGAAGATGCAGTAATGAATGTAAATAATTCGGGAGTTGTAATAAATATAGCGGATTGTTCACCACCATAATAAATAAATAAATAAATAAATAAATCTTTAAAATTAAACAATGGCAATTACTTATAAGTGGGAAATCCCAACAATGAACGCTCACATCGAATCAGAAGGTGAACAAAACGTTATTTATACAGTACATTACAGATACACTGGTTCTGAAGAATCCAACGGAGAAGTTTATTCGTCAACAACTATTGGTACTCAAGGCTACACATATGTAGCTGGAGATTCTTTTACACCTTACGAAAATACAGAAGCTTTTGAAGCTGTTGTTATTGGGTGGTTGGAAGGATCATTAGACGTAGGACAAATGCAGGCTAGTATTGCTGCTAACATACAGTCTCAAGTTACACCTGTAAATGAAGACTTGTATTTCACTTGGCAGAGCGAAGATCAACCTGTATAAAAAAAGTAATTTACACCACAAACGTGTAATAATACTATCATAGTATTAAGAATTTAATCAAATCAAATAAAATATGGACAAAATTGTCAAAAACCTTAACTTTGGAAACGAAGCTAGGGACAATGTATTGAGCGGTATAAATAAGCTTACAAAAGCTGTTAGCTCTACATTAGGTGCTAGTGGTAAATGCGTAATACTTGAAGACAACGCTGGTAATCCAATTATAACAAAAGATGGAGTTACCGTAGCTGATTCAATTATACTTAGAGATCCTGTTGAAAACATGGGTGCAACTCTTTTAAAGGAAGCTGCTAGAAAAACAGTTAGAGAAGCTGGTGATGGAACAACAACTGCAACTGTATTAGCTCACGCTATACTTAAAGAAGCTTATAAGATTTCAGACAAGCAGAACTCTAGAGAATTAAAAGACGGTATAAATTCAGCAACAGACAAAGTTGTTAAATATTTAAAATCTATATCTGTAGACGTAAAAGATGATATGATAGATCAAATAGCTACTATATCAACAAATAATGATCCTGAATTAGGTGGTATTATTGCAGACGCATTTAGAGCTGTTAATAACACTGGAGTTGTAATGATGGAAACATCTGCAGATGGAAAAACAGAAGTAGAAATAGTAGATGGTGTTCAGTATGAAAAAGGTTTAACTAATTCTCATTTTGTCACTAACCAACAATTAAAGACAGCAGAACTAGAGAATCCTTTAGTTTTATTAATTGAATCTCCAATAGATACAATTAGACAAATACAATCAGTGCTAGAGTATGTAATAAAAAACAATAAACCTTTGCTTATTATAGGCGATTTAGATCAAGGTGTTTTATCTGCTTTAGCTATGAATAAAAATAAAGGTAATATTAAAGTAAACGTTATTGATGCACCTACGTATGGTATTAGCAAGAAAGAAGTTTTAGATGATTTATCTTTATTAACAGGCGCTACAATTATAAATGAAGATTTAGGTGATGACATGGATATGATTCAGGTCGAACACTTAGGAAGCTGCTTGAAAAGTGTAACATCTCACGATGAAACAGTTTTACAAATAAAAGAATCTAGTGAGCAAGTTAAAGATATTATTGAATTAATAAAACAACAACTTACAGAATCTAAGCTACCACATGAAACTATTAAGCTAGAAAAAAGATTAGCAATGTTATCTGCTAAAATAGCAATAGTAAAAATAGGTGCTAACTCAGCTATTGAGTTAAAAGAAAAAACAGATAGAGTTGAAGACGCTATATGCGCTACTAAAGCAGCTATTAAAGAGGGTATTGTTCCTGGTGGTGGAATCGCGCTATTAAACGCGTCTACTAAAATTAATAGTAAGTCAGAAGGTGAGACTGTATTGCTAGAGGCTATTAAAGCGCCTTTTAAGACAATACTAGATAACGCTGGTATAAAAGACTATGAATTACCTAAAACCAAAGGAGTTGGCTTAAATGTGATTAATGGGAAAACTATTAATATGATTAAGGCAGGAATTATAGATCCTTTGTTAGTTACTAAGAGTGCACTTAGAAATGCTGCTTCAGTTGCTACAACTATTTTATCAACAGATTGTGTAATCAATAACTTGAGAATAGATGAAAGCGATAGGTAGAAACATAATAATAAACAAAAAGAAAGAAGGAACCACTAGAACTAAAGGTGGTTTACTTCTTGCTGAGACTCAAAGAGAAGATATTAGATATACTAAAGCCACTATTGTTTCTGTTGGTGAAGAATCAGAGAATGCTGGTTTAAAAGAAGGTGACAATATATATTTTGATAGGCATGCTGGTCATAAGATAGAGTTTGAAAAAGAAATATATCACGTTATAAAATTACAAGATATAGTTGTTGTATTGTAATGCGAGTTAACGCTAAAGATATAAAAGAATTAAATTTATTAAAACATTATCGTGTTGTACGTAAATGGGCATGTAGAAATAATAAGTTAAACGATGCAGATCTTGAACTACTTATTTATTTTGATTGCATGGACTATTTTACTAAGCACGATTTCAAAATAGGTACATACGCTTATAGCTGGGATAATAGACGATGGAATAGGTTACTGAAAGAAGGATGGATTGTTGTATGGAGAAACCGCAACAGAACTACTCAAAAATATAATATATATAAAGTTTCCTTTAAGTGTAAACAGCTAATAAGCAGAATGTATCGAATAATGTTAGGTGAAGAAGATATTCCTACTAGCGAAAAAAGAAACAGCATTATGAAAGGTAGAACATATACAGATAAAGTTCTACAGACAGCAATAAAAAACGTGAATAAAGATAAAAAAAGATAATTATGGAAAATAATTTAAACAACTATCAAATGAACGAAGAGTCTATGGACCCTGCAGAGTTTAGTTCTAAGCCACCAGTTCCTTCTAACGAACTAGGTTCGGCTAAACCAGTTTTCAGTGATAGCTCTAAGAACTATGCCAAGTATATATATGGTGATGTTGATCAAAGACAAAACACTTTGCCAAACACGCCAATGTTTATGAAAGATCAAACTGGCGACGGGAAAATCACTCAAGCAGATGTTATAAAAGCAAGAATAGAAGGTTATAAAGAATAAAAATATATAATATGAAAGAAAAAGATAAATTTGATCTAGGTAAAGCACAGTTAAAAGGACAAATAGGAGAAAATGCTATTTGGGATGGACCATTAGACACATCAGGTTTTCCTATGGGAAAAGGTTCTAGCTCTGGGATAAAAGGTATGCAAGTATCAAAATATCCTTGCCCTAGCAAAAAAGGACCTATTACTCAAATAGCTAAAGGCTTGTAATAAAAAAATCATGAGTGATTTGAAATTATATACGGCAAACACATTGACTTTAGGTGTAACAACTTTTACGAATATAGAAATGGGATTAAAAGTACTTTTATTATTGCTTTCAATAGGATATACATTAAGCAAGTGGCTTAACATAAAAAAAGATAAATAAAATGCCTTACACACAACCAGATTCATCACCGTTTCTAAGAGTTCGTAAAACAACTAAAGGAAAAGGTAGAAACTTTTTATCTACAAAAGAAGGCGCTGGTATGACTTCTGCTGGTGTAAAGAAATATAGAAAAGAAAACCCAGGCAGTAAACTTAAAACAGCTGTAACTGGTGATGTTAAACCAGGTAGTAAAGCTGCCAGGAGAAGAAAATCTTTTTGCGATAGATCCAAAGGATGGAAAGGTGAAAGAGGATTAGCTGCTAGAAAAAGATGGAAGTGTTAAATAATAAATAAATATAAATAAAAATGAAAAAGTCACCTTTAAACAAATCAAGAAAAAAAATAGCACAAGATTATGCTAGAAACGCTATGTACGACAAAAAGCATGGTTACAAAAAAGAAGGAAAGTACGAAGCTAAACAAGCTGTACGTGCTGCTTCTGGTGCTCCAGTAAGAATGGAGTCTAGTGCTCAAGAAAAAAAGAATTTACTACAAGACATGCCAGTAGATAAAAAAGCATCAGCTTTAAACAATCTAAACAAAGGTTATGGTTCTCAAGTAAAGTCACCTATGAGTATGTACGGTAAAAAGTCACCTGCTAAAATGGGCCATTCTCCTATGAAAATGGGTCATTCTCCTATGAAAATGCAAGGATCTTTTATGTCTAAGCATTCTCAAAGCCATATGGCTAAAAGTTCTCCTTTGCACAGACAAGGTTATAACGATAGATTAGACGAATCTTTAGGTGCTAAAAACGGTAAAAAATCTCAATCTTTAAAAGATCGTAGAGATGAATCAAAAGGAATGGAAAAGAGCAAAGGTAAAGGAGCTTACTCTTCAGATTCTAAAATGAGCTAATAAAACAGTAGAGACCTGTAATAAAACTCAAGCCAAACACTAACACTAACACTAACTTAAACACTAACAAAAATGGCTAAATTTTTAAAGATCCCACTAACTGGAGTGGCTAATACACCAGAACAACTAGTATCAATTGACCAAATAGTATCTGTAGTACCTGGAGATGTTGCTGGACCTGGAGCTAATCCAACCACAACTACAAGAATCTTCTTAAACGCTGCTGCTGCATTTGACACTATTCAAGTAACGCACACTGCTGCTTTAACTGCTGGAGATGTATTAAAAGCTTTTAATTCTGCTTTAACTGCTAACCCAGGTGGTATTGTATCTACTTTAGGTTCTCCATTGAATACTGCTCAAATTGTAGCTCCTGCTCAGTCTGGTAGACAATTGATAACAACTCAAGCTGTGCATGTAAATTATACTGCTATCGCTTTTAGTTAATAGTTAAAATTAATTAATCTTACGGGTGTAAAATCCCGTAGGATTTTTTTTAAAAAACAAATATGGCTTTTAAACTTAATACACCTCCTTATGATTATGATAGTACTCCTATTTACAATGTAGATATGGAAGACGGAGTTTTAGGCAAAGCTAACAATAATGGTTCTATATTGCTTAATAAAAATTTAGACCCATCTAAAAAACAACTTGTAATAAAACACGAGAAAGTACATATAGATCAAATGAAGCGTGGTGATTTAGATTACGACGATAAAAACGTTTATTGGAAAGGTAAAAAATATTCAAGAGCACAAATGAAAGAAGGTGCAAAAAACTTGCCTTGGGAAAAAGAAGCATATAATAAACAAAAAAATTAAAAATGGCCTTTAAAATAAAATCACCTTTAAGCATTTCAGAAACAGATCCAAGTCCTAAATCTAAGAAAAAAATAACAAAAGCGGAAGCTCAAGTAAAAGGTTTTGACGAACAGTTTGAAATAGTTAAAGCTAAGTTTCCAAAATCTTTAGTTAAAAAAAGAAGAAATAAACTAGGTTCATATACCGTAAGCAAAGGAAATGGATCATTCATGTATACTCCAGGTAAAAAAGTAATTTAATGAAAAAAATATTCCAATGGCTAACAGGTGGTGTTATTAAAGAAATTGGTAATGCTATCGATAAATTAACTACAACAGAGGAAGAAAAACTTATAATTAAAAAGCAAGTTCAAGAGATACTTGAAAAAGCAGACACTGAAGCTCAAGTCCAAGTAACTGAGCGATGGAAGTCTGACATGCAGTCTGATAGTTGGTTAAGCAAAAATATTAGACCTATGGTTTTAATATATCTTACAGTTATATTTACTGCATTATCTTTTTTTGATGGCAATATAGGAGGATTTATTGTAGATGATCAATATATACCTATATTTCAATCATTATTAATAACAGTTTACGGAGCGTACTTCGTAGGTAGAACTTGGGAAAAATTTAAGCAATCAGGTAATAAATAAATAAATAAATAAATAAAAATGGGATTATACAGAGTAACAAACGGAGCTGTAGGTAAAGCGCTTGTGATTAGCGGTGGTACTGATACCATAACACCTACATCAGCTTGGGAATTTGAAAATCAAACAGGAACATTAGGAACAAACTTAACAGGTTCTCTAGTTTATTCTGGAGCAGGTGGAAATATTAATGTGATATTATCAGATACTATAGGTGTTCAAGGTAGTGTTACAGGATTAAATATTCAACCTACATTTACAGGAGCCAATCCTTCTTACACTGGTTTTAGTGCTGGAACTGGTTACACTACAGGTGCAGGTATAGCTACATCAGCAATTAGCCTCGTACCGTCTTCAATAGCAAAACAACCAACAGGTTTAACAGTGGATATAACTGCTACCGGTGGAGTTGTTAATGGTATTACGATAAACGCTGCAGGTGCTAACTACAACATAGGTGATGTGATTACTATAAGTGGAGGCGGTAACAAAGATTGTAAATTTGTAATAGCAAGCGTTGCAGACCTTGCGCCTACATCTAATGACGCTATTAAATTTGAAAACGTACCAGCTGGAACTATACTACAAGTGGCGGTTGATTATGTTTTAGCTAGTGGAACAACAGCTACAGCTATGATAGCGTGTAAATAGTAAGTATACCTGTAACTATATAATATATATAAACAATTAAATTAAATTAAATAAAATGTCAAAAGTAAAAAAGATTACCCAAGATCAATTAGATTCTATTGTAGAAAACCAAAAAAAATCAAATAATTTATTATTAGATGTAGGTTTTTTAGAGTATAGAAAACAAGAGTTATTAAAAGCTAGTTCAGAACTTTCTAAAGAATTAAAATCTATTAAAGAAGAATTAGAGAGTCAATATGGTCAAGTAAACGTAGATCTAAGCGACGGTACTTACACAGAGATTGAAAAAGAAGATGAAGTTGAACCTGTTTTGAAATCAGTTAAATAATGTCTTCTATTGTAAGAAAAATAAGTATTGGTTCTGACTACAAAAATGATGCCATGCATTACTCTGTAGGCCAGCAAGTATATGGAGGTCATGAGATCTCTCATATATTGTTTAACGAATCAGACAGTTCTTACAATGTTCATATCAAAAAAAACAACGAGGTAATGCCATGGAAGAAGTTTAATTCTAACATGGCAATATCAGTTGAATATGATTTAGAGTATTGATGAGAAGTTTGTATGATTTTATCATAGAGCCATTAGGTGAAAAATATAGTAATAAAGTAAAAATTGGAGACAAAGAGTTAATTGTAAACACTAAGATTGAAAACTTTAAGTTTGTAAATAGATTAGCTGTAGTAATCCAAATCCCTAAAGCTTTTAAAACTAATATTAAAATTGGCGATATAATTGTTGTTCACCAGAATGTGTTTAGAGTTTTCTACGACATGAAAGGCAACAAAAAGAAGAGCAGGTCTTGGTTTAAAGATAACTTACATCTTTGTGCTATAGATCAAATTTATTTATATAAAAACGAAACAGGTTGGAACTCTTTCGGCGATAGATGTTTTATAACTCCTATAAGAGATAACAACTCTCTAACGCTTGATAAAGAAAGAAGCCTTGTTGGTATATTAAAATACGGTAATAGTTCCTTAGAAGCATTAAAAATAAGTCCAGGCGATCTAGTAGGTTACAAACCTAATGGCGAATGGGAGTTTCTAATAGAAGGTAAACGTTTATACTGTATGAAATCTAATGATATTGTAATTAAATATGAATACGAAGGAAACGAAAAAGAGTATAATCCTAGCTGGTCAAAAAGCAGTTGAAGAATTAATTAAGGTAGCTAAAGAAGCTATTGTAGATTCTGAAGACGATCTGTCTGCTGACAAACTTAAAAATGCTGCAGCAACTAAAAAGCTAGCTATATTCGATGCTTTTGAGATACTAAACAGAATAGAAGAAGAAGAAAATATGCTCGAGGAAAAACCTAGAGAAGCTAAACAAGAAAAATCTTTTAAAGGTTTTGCTGAAGGTAGATCTAAGTAATGTACGAGCAAACACTAATAAGTACTGTTAAGGATCATATAAAACCTGCAATACTTAAAAGAAATAATAGATACAAAAAGTGGGAAAAAGGCTATAACCCTGAGTATGATGTAGTTATAATAAGTGGCGATGGAACTATAGGTGAAATTGTAGAGATTCAAAACTTAAAAATAGCATTACCGTCGAAACCTAAGAACGTTTATAAATGTTCTCAGGATAAGAAAGATCAAGTTTGGAATAGGTTGGAATATCCAAAAGAGCTATCTAAAATAAAGAGTGTTTTTGATTGGGAAAAATATCCAACTGATTTTAAAGAAGAGTGGTACGAATACATAGACAAAGAGTTTGAAAAAAGAGAAAAAGGTTTTTGGTTTTATAACAATGGCAGTCCAACTTACATTACTGGTACTCATTACATGTACTTGCAGTGGTCCAAGATTGATGTTGGGGCAGCAGATTTTAGGGAGTCAAACAGAATATTCTTCTTATTCTGGGAAGCTTGTAAAGCAGACAAGAGATGTTATGGTATGTCATATCTCAAGAATAGACGTTCAGGATTTTCATTCATGGCGTCTGGGGAGACAGTTAACATGGCAACAATATCAACGGATTCACGGTTTGGGATATTGTCCAAATCTGGTTCCGATGCGAAGAAAATGTTCACAGATAAAGTTGTACCCATTTCTAGCAATTACCCGTTCTTCTTCAAACCAATACAAGACGGAATGGACAGGCCAAAAACGGAGCTCGCCTATAGGGTACCCGCGTCAAGGCTCACCAGACGTAAACTTAACGAAGGTGAAACCGAAGAGGAATTAGAAGGATTAGATACAACTATTGACTGGAAAAACACAGGAGATAACTCCTATGATGGTGAAAAATTAAAACTATTAGTTCACGATGAGAGTGGTAAATGGGAAAGACCAGACAATATATTAAATAACTGGAGAGTTACAAAAACTTGTTTACGTTTAGGTAGTAAGATAGTTGGTAAATGTATGATGGGATCTACTTCAAACGCTTTAGAAAAAGGTGGAGGTAATTTTAAAAAACTTTATTATGCATCAGACGTCACAAAAAGAAACCGCAATGGTCAGACTAGCTCAGGACTATATTCTTTGTTCATACCTATGGAATGGAACTACGAAGGATTCATTGATTCTTTTGGATCACCTGTATTTGATAACCCAAAAAAAGAAACCAAAGATGCATCCGGCGACTTAATAACTAACGGAGTTATAGAGCATTGGAATAATGAAGTAGAAGGATTAAAGAACGATCAAGACGGATTAAATGAATATTACCGTCAGTTTCCAAGAACAGAGCAACACGCTTTTAGAGATGAAACAAAGCAATCGCTTTTTAATTTGGCAAAAATATACGAGCAAATAGATTATAATGAAGATTTAAGAAACACATCGATAGTTACTAAAGGTAGTTTTCAATGGGAAAACGGAATAAAAGACTCTAGGGTTTTATTTATGCCAAATAAAAATGGTAGATTTAATATTACTTGGGTTCCACCTACAAATCTTCAAAATCGTGTAATAGTTAAAGGTAACACTAAGTACCCAGGTAATGACCACTGTGGAGCATTTGGCTGTGACAGCTATGATATATCAGGTACAGTTGACGGTAGAGGTTCTAATGGAGCTTTACATGGTTTAACTAAATTTAGTATGGAAGATGTTCCACCTAATCATTTCTTTTTAGAATATATTGCTAGACCACAAACTGCAGAAATGTTTTTTGAAGACGTATTAATGGCGTGTATATTTTATGGGATGCCTTTGCTTTGTGAAAATAACAAGCCAAGATTATTATATTATTTTAGAAGAAGAGGTTATAGAGGTTACTCTATGAATAGACCTGATAAAACTTGGAATAAATTATCTGTAACAGAAAAAGAAATAGGTGGAATACCTAACTCTAGTGAAGATATAAAACAAGCTCATGCAGCAGCTATCGAGACATACGTAGATACAAATATTGGTAGAACAGAAAAAGGTTATGGAGATATGTATTTTCAAAGAACCTTAGAAGACTGGGCTAAATTTAATATAAATAATAGAACAAAACACGATGCTTCTATTAGTTCTGGCTTAGCTTTAATGGCGTGTAATAAGAATAGATACACACCAACAGCTAGAAAAGAATATAAAAGCATAAACTTAGGTATAAAAAAATATGACAACACAGGTGGGTCATCAAAAATTATTAAATAAATGAAGATACAAACTAATACTTATAGTTCATTTCCTAGTCAAGTTGTTAGCGATGAAGAAAAATCCAGTATAGATTACGGCATACAAGTAGGTAGAGCTATTGAGCAAGAATGGTTTCAGGGAGGTAGATCTGGAAATAGATATGCAAGGTATTATGGTAATTTCCATCAATTAAGATTATACGCAAGAGGAGAGCAGAGTGTACAAAAGTATAAAAACGAATTATCTATAAATGGTGATTTATCATACTTGAATTTAGACTGGACACCTGTTCCTATTATTTCTAAATTTGTAGACATAGTTGCTAATGGATTATCTAATAAATCATACGATATAACCGCTTACGCTCAAGATCCTTTCTCTGTTAAAAACAGAACAGACTATGCACAAGCTATAGAGCAAGATATGAATACTAAGAAAGCTCTTATCAATTTGAAAGAGAACTTAGGTATGGATTTTTCCAGAACTCAAAACTTAGAAGATTTACCAGAGAGTGACGAAGAATTAGACTTGCACATGCAAATGACTTATAAGCAAAATGTAGAAGTTGCTGAAGAAGAAGTTATAAGTAACGTATTAGCTATTAACAAATATGATGAAACAAAAAGAAGGATAGCTCAAGATCTAACTGTTTTAGGCATAGGAGCTACTAAAACTAGATTTGATAAAACACAAGGTATAGTTATAGATTACGTTGATCCAGCTTATATGGTTTATTCTTATACAGAAGATCCAAACTTTGAAGACATATATTATGTAGGAGAAGTTAAAGCTGTAACAATACCTGAGTTGAAAAAACAATTTCCAAACATTTCTAACGAAGAGCTACAAAGAATACAACAAACACCTGGTAATTCTCAGTACGTTACAGGTTGGGGTAATTACGATGAAAATACTGTTCAAGTAATGTATTTTGAATACAAGACCTATATGAATCAAGTATTTAAAATAAAGAAAACTGATCAAGGTTTAGAAAAAGCTTTAGAAAAAAATGATTCTTTTAATCCTCCTGAGAATGATAACTTTGAAAGAGTTTCAAGAAGTATTGAAGTTTTGTATACTGGAGCTAAAGTTCTAGGTACTAACATAATGCTAGAGTGGAAAATGGCTGAAAATATGACTAGGCCAAATGCTGATACTACTAAAGTAGAAATGAACTACTGCATAAGCGCACCTAAAATGTACAAAGGACGTATAGAGTCTGTTGTAAGCAAGATAACTGGTTTTGCTGATATGATTCAACTAACTCATTTAAAGTTGCAACAGGTTATGTCTAGAATAGTTCCTGACGGTGTGTTCTTAGATATGGACGGTTTAGCTGAAGTTGATTTAGGTAACGGTACAAATTATAATCCAGCCGAAGCTCTTAATATGTATTTTCAAACTGGTTCTATAGTTGGTAGATCACTTAATCAAGAAGGTGGTTTAAATTCTGGTAAAGTACCAATTCAAGAATTATCAACTTCATCTGGTCAAGCTAAAATACAAAGCTTAATAGGTACATATCAATATTATTTACAAATGATAAGAGATGTAACTGGTTTAAACGAAGCTAGAGACGGCAGTCAACCAGACAAAGACGCTTTAGTTGGAGTTCAAAAATTAGCAGCAAATGCTTCTAATACAGCTACAAGACATTTATTAGACTCTTTGCTATTTGTTACTTTACGTGTTTGTGAGAACATAAGTTTAAAAGTTGCTGATTTAATAAAAAATCCTTTAACTGAAAATTCATTAATGAATTCTATAAGTACTTTTAATACTAAAACTTTAGAAGAGTTTATGGATTTACAACTTCATGATTTTGGTATATTCTTAGAATTAGAACCTGAAGAAGAAGAAAAAGCTTTGCTAGAGCAGAACATTCAAGTAGCATTGCAAACAGGTGCTATAGCTTTATCTGACGCTATTGACATCAGACAGATAAGAAATATTAAAGTAGCTAATCAATTCTTAAAGCTTAGGCAAAATCAAAAAATAAAAAGAGAGCAAAACCAACAACAGCAAAATATTCAAGCACAGGCTCAAGCTAATGCTGAGTCGGCGGAAAAAGCAGCTATGTTTGAAGTTCAAAAACAGCAAGCACTTACTTCTGAAAAGGTTAGTATTGAGCAAGCTAAATCACAGTTTGAAATTCAAAGAATGCAAGCAGAAGCTCAAATAAAAAGAGAGCTTATGGCTGAAGAGTTTAATTATAATATACAATTAGCTCAAGCTCAGATGGGTGTTCAAAATCAAAGAGAACAAGAAATAGAAGATAGAAAAGATCAAAGAATAAAATTACAAGGAACACAGCAATCAGAATTAATAAACCAAAGACAAACAGAAGGTTTGCCTAAAGACTTTGAGTCTTCTGGTAATGACGTTTTAGGAGGATTTGGCTTAGATCAATTCGGTCCTCAGTAAAGCTGTATTTAATTATTTAATTATATTATATTATGTCAGAAGTAAAAACAAATGAACCTGTTAAACAGGAAGGTGAGTTTAGCTTAAAAGGTAAATCAAAAAAGCCTAAACAGCTAGCTACTAAAAACGAAGAGATTACAAAAATAAACATTAAGGAACCTTTAATAGATGTTCCTTCTGATGTTACTAAAGTAACGATTCCAAAAACCGAAGAAAAAAAAGATGCCATTCAAAACGAAAGCACAGAGAAGAGCGTGTTACACACAGAACAACCCAAAGTGGGATTGCAAGAAGTGGGACAGGGAGACAAAGACGCCGTTGTCGATGGTGCTAAAGAGTTCACGCAGCTGCAAGAAATAACTGAAAAAGAAGTTATAGAAACTGTTAAAGAAGCAAAAGAAGCTATTAGAGATGAAAAAGTTTTAGGTAAAAAACTACCAGAAAACATCGAAAAATTAGTGGATTTTATGGAGCATACTGGAGGAACTGTAGAAGACTATGTTAGATTAAACGCTGACTATTCTGCTGTAGATGAATCATCTTTGCTTAAAGAATATTACAAAAAAACAAAGCCTTATTTAGATTCAGAAGACATAGAAATGGTATTAGAAGACTATGAATATGACGAAGATATAGATGATGCGAGAGATATACGCAAAAAGAAAATTGCGTTTAAAGAAGAAGTTGAAAAAGCTAAAAACTTTTTAGAGGAAACAAAGAGTAAATACTACGACGAAATCAAGTTGAGACCCGGCGTAACTCAAGACCAACAAAAAGCTATGGATTTTTTTGACCGATACAACGAAGATCAAGGTAGAGCTGAAAAGCAGCACGAAGATTTTATGGCTCAAACTAATAACTATTTTAACAATGATTTCAAAGGTTTTGATTTCGATGTGAGTGGTAAAAAGTTTAGATACGGCATACAAAATCCTAGTAAAACTGCAGAAGACCAATCTAACATTAACAATTTCGTAGGAAAATTTCTTAACGATAAAGGAGATGTAGTAGATACAGAAGGTTATCACAAAGCTCTTTACATTGCTGCTAATGCAGACACGATTGTAAATCATTTTTATGAACAAGGAAAAGCTGACGCGGTTCGAGACGTTGTCAACAAATCTAAGAACATTACAGACGCACCTAGAACTGCGGTAAGTGGTGGTGAGTTTATAAATGGTTTAAAAGTTAAGTCTATAAGCGGTATTGATTCTTCAAAATTAAAAATTAAAACAAAAAAATTTAACTAAAAAACAAAAATTATGAGTTTAACTCCTCAATTTGGGTCATTAGTCCCATCTCAAACACAACAATTATTAGCTTCAAACTATTTACAGTTTAACAACGGAGCTAACGATTTCGCACAACAGTATTTACCTGAAATCTACGAACAAGAAGTAGAGCGTTATGGAAACAGAACATTATCTGGATTCTTACGTATGGTTGGAGCTGAAATGCCAATGACTTCTGATCAAGTAATTTGGTCTGAACAAAATAGATTACATATTAGCTACGTAGGTGTTGCATCTGGTGTTGATGGTGGTGGACCTGGAGCTACTGACAACATTTTAACTGTTGCAGCTAATGCTTCTAACGTAGTATCTGTAAATGACACTGTAGTTGTTTTAGATCCTGCAACTGGTTTAGAAGACAAAGGATATGTTACTGCTACTGTAGCTGGAGCTGCTGGTACAATAACTTTCCAATCTTACACTAACGTTGGTCTTATTGCTCAAGGATTTACTGCTACTGGTCTTAAAGTATTTGTATATGGTTCAGATTACGCTAAAGGTTCTAACACTGCTATTGGTGGTGCTAATGCTCGTATTAGTGTAAACCCTGCTTTCACTCAGTTCTCTAACTCTCCTATCATTATTAGAAACCAATACGTTGTATCTGGATCTGATATGGCTCAAATTGGATGGGTTGAAGTAGCTACTGAAGATGGAACTTCTGGATATTTATGGTATTTAAAAGCTGAATCTGAAACTAGATTACGTTTTGAAGACTATTTAGAAATGTCTATGGTAGAAGGTGAATACAACCAAGTACCTGGAACTGCTGCATCAAACCCTGGAACACAAGGTTTATTTTCAGCTATCCAAACTCGTGGAAACGTAGAAGTAGGATTTACTGCTGCTGCTGGTCTTGACGAATTTGACGCTATCTTGAAGAACTTAGATACTCAAGGAGCAATTGAAGAAAACATGTTATTCTTACAGAGACAAACATCTCTTGATTTTGACGATATGTTAGCTTCTATTTCTGGTGGATTCGCTGGAGGTACTGCTTTTGGTTTATTCGAAAACTCTGAAGAAATGGCATTGAACTTAGGTTTCTCTGGATTCAGAAGAGGTTCTTATGACTTTTACAAAACTGATTGGAAATACTTAAACGATGCTTCTACTCGTGGAGGAATTGTTGGTGTAAATTCTATCGAAGGTGTATTAGTACCTGCTGGAACTTCTACTGTTTATGATCAAGTATTAGGAACTAATATCAGACGTCCTTTCTTACACGTACGATATAGAGCTTCTCAATCTGACGACAGAAGAATGAAATCTTGGTTAACTGGTTCTGCTGGTGGTGCTCAAACTTCAACTTTAGATGCTATGGAAGTAAACTTCCTATCTGAAAGATGTTTAGTAACTCAAGCTGCTAACAACTTTGTATTATTCAAAGGAATCTAATGATTCAAAATTAATGTAATTTTTACCCTCGTTGAAACTACGGGGGTAACTATTACCCTTATTAAACTATTAAATTATATTATATTATGGCTGTTAAAAAAGCTCAAGCAAAAAAAGTTGAGGTTGCTCCTCAAAAACAAGAAGTTGTTCAAGCAACTACAATTCAAAAAGAAAATAAACCAGACTGGGAAATCAAAGATAGAGTGTATTATCTAAAAGGAGATAAAAATCCTTTAACATTAACAATTCCTGGTAAACATACAAGAAAACATTCTTTATTGTATTTTGACTTATTAAGTGGAAAACAAAGAGAAATAAGATACGCTACTAATCAATCATCACCATTAGTAGATGAACAGAAAGGCGAATGTACTTTAGGTCATATTAGATTTTCTAATGGAGATCTTAGAGTTCCAAAAGAACAACAAAACTTACAGAAATTACTTTCATTATACCACCCTTTAAAAGGAAGATTATACGAAGAGTTTAGCGCTATTGAAGAAGCTGAAGACGAACTAGATGTTTTAGATCTTCAAATAGATGCTTTAAATGCTGCTCGTAATATGGATATTGATCAGTGTGAAGCTATACTAAGAGTAGAATTAGGTTCTAAGGTAAGTAAGATGAGTTCTAAAGAACTTAAAAGAGACTTGTTGTTATTTGCTAGAAAAAGCCCAGCATTGTTCTTAGAATTAGCTAATGATGAAAACGTACAACTTAGAAATGTAGCTATTAGAGCTTCAGAATTAGGTGTTATAAGATTATCACAAGATCAAAGAACCTTTACTTGGGGATCAAATGGAAGGAAACTAATGACAGTACCTTTTGATGAAAATCCTTATTCAGCTATGGCTGCATACTTTAAGACAGATGAAGGCGTAGAAGTTTTCAGGTCAATAGAGAAAAACATGAATTAACATGTAATAATTAATATATACCGGTCGCTCAAGGTGGCCGGTTATATTATAATAAAAAATAAAAATGGCAATAAACGTAGATACAGTATATAAAACAGTTTTATTAATACTAAACAAAGAGCAGCGTGGATATATTACACCTGACGAGTTTAATAGAACAGGTACACAAGTACAGCTTGATATATTCGAGCAGTATTTTGATGACTTAAACCAACAACTACGAGTGCCACAATCAGATTATGATTACTCAGATAGACAAATGAGTATCGATGAAAAACTTTCTCCATTTAAAACTGAAGGCAATTGCGTTTTGACTAATGGAAAATTTGACTTACCTATACTCGATGCTGAAGGTAACGTAGTTATAAATTCAGGTGCTGAACCTGTAGATACAGCGGCAGATCCTACTGCTACTCCACCAGTTTTAGCTGAGACTCAAGTAGCTTTTTACAAGCTAGGTACACCTATATTTACTCCTACTAACGGCTTAGCTACAGAAATACAAAGACTGTCTAGAGG